CAATACTAGGAAATAAAGCACGAGTGCATTGACGTTTAGGTGCTCTAACTCCAGCCATATCAATAGCTCCTGCTAATTCAAATTCAACAATTTCTCTAGTTTCTTTTGATTTTCTATCTACTGTGTAAACTTGACGTTTAAACTCTGCTGTAGGATCTGGTGTTCCTAACGGATTTGTGCCACCACTAAAATTTGCAGCGTCAATAAATCTTGCCATTGTTCTAATTCTTGTAAACGTAGCACCTGTTAAATCATTACCAGTGGTTGTTTGATTAACAAGTAACAATATGGCTGATATAGTTCCTAACGCATTACTTACGACAAGTCTTGGTCTTGGAATCTGACCACGTTGATATGCAAAGCCTGTAGCTTCTATTGGAAATCTTTGATAAGAATTACCAGCCCAGACAATTTCACCATTAGCATCAAGATTTGATCCTGCATGAAATCTATATATTGTGGTCGCACCATGTAAAGAGTTATCTAGCTGTAATGTAAAAAGTTCAATAATTGCAGAAGGATTTATTTTTTGAACTTCACTAAATACAGGATCAGTACTCATGGTTCAAACACCTCTCTAAATGTTGCCTGTATTGTTGCTCTGTTTAAATAAGGAATTGATTTGCTCCATGTTTCACAGACAAACTTAGAAGAACTAGCCTCACCTGGTGGAGTGAAATCAAAACTAGCACTATCATTTGCTCTGGCATCTAAAAATGTTTCTATAGTATCTGCATCTGTTTCTGAAACCTCAAAAGTAAAATTAAACACTTTAGGATTTTGATGTTGAGCTAATCCAAATAATATTCTGTGTTCATATCCATCAGCAAAACGAACAGTACGAGTTAATGGTGCAGATCTTTTCTGCTGCCCATATCTAGGAGTAATCGAAGGAAAAGTAGCCATTATGCAAGTAAACCTCCAGGTCTTTTCTGTTCTAATAATTCAGATTGTACTGCAACTGATATAAGTCGACCAAGTTCTCTACCTCTTTGCTCATCACCTTCAACTGAAGATCCAGAAGCATCTACATTTACTACGACATTTGTAGAACTACCACCTAATTCATGATTAGGAGTAACTCTTCCTGTAATACCTGGAGTAAATAGTTCTGGCCCACGTTCTCCAACAATATATGATTTATTAGGTTTAGTAACACCACCATTTGCAAAGAAACCACCAATACCTGGAATTGCCCGTAAAAAAGAAGTAGCAGCAAAATCTATAAGTTGCCTTTGGATCGCTCCAAAAACACTACGAGCTACTTCGCCAAGAGTTTTAGTACCATTTATCGCACCTTCAATTGCATCAACAAGCCCTGATTGAACTGTGTTTGCAATACCTTGATATAAATTATTTACACGTTCAAGTTCTTGCTGTAAACGTAAAGCATTCTCAAATTGATCTCTTTCTTGTTTATTTATTTCTTTATCAAATTCAAGAGCCTTTCTATCAAACTCTCTAAGTTTTTGTTGTATTTCAGCTTCTCTAGTTCCTAAACTAAGTGACTCATTTAAGAAAAGATTTTTATCTGTAACAGATTTAGTTATTCCTCTATATTGTTCTGCCCTCAACTTTTCTAAATCAAGATTTTTTTTATTTTCTTTTTTGCTTAACATCAAAGCAATAATTTCTTCATCTATTTCTGCTTTTCTTTTTCTAGTTGCGGTTTCTCTTTCAGCAACTAAATTCATTACTTCTTTATCAGTGCTCGTTTTTGCCTCTCCAAGAATTTGCCTTCTTCTTAAACCAGTAACTCTTTCACTTCCTCCTGTAAACAGTTCAGCAGCTTTAGCAGCAACTTGAGTAATAAATTTAGTTATTGAAGATTGCAGTTCTCTTGTTGACTCTGCAAAATCTTGTAATGCTTGCACTCCATCTTCTCCAACTAATTTCTCCATATCTTGCATGACTAAATTAAATGCAGCTTGTTTGCCTTGTGATTTTTCAATTAATTTTATATATTCTGCTTGAGGTGTTCCTGCAAGACCAAGTGCATTGGTAGCAGCACTAACATCAAAAGAAAAGAAAGTAACTGCTTTTCCTAATTCTTCTAATTTTTCTTTTGCAGTTGTAAGTTGTTGAAGAACAGCAGTTGCAACAAGACCTCCTGCAAATCCTCCCATTTGCCCACCCATTTTTGTACCAATAAAGCCACCAGCAAAACCAGCAGCACCTCCTAATGGACCTTGTCCAAATAACAATGGAAATGCACCACTAACTAAACCACTTTGTAAAGCACCACCACCTAATGCACCTTTTCTTAAGTTTCCTAAAAATCCTTGATTGAGGCCAGGAAACATTCCTTGTTTTTTTCTTATTTGATTACTTTTTATATTCAGTTCATTTTGTTTAGCCATAGCAAGATTTTGTTTTGTTATAGCTTCTGTAAGAATGTCATAATCTCTACCACCTATTTTTACTTGCTTTCTTAAATTTTCAAAAGCTTCTAAAGCTGCTTCTTGTTGTAATTGTGTTTTCCCAATAACTTTTCCTGTTTTATTTATTTGTTGTGCATATCTTTTAATTTGTCCTGTTGCCTCTGCAAGTCGATCTCCAACTGGACCTTTTATTGCTTTTCCTAAATCTAGACTTCTAATTTTACTTACACTATTTTCTAATTCTTTTGCCTTTGCTGTTGCTTTATCAATCTGTGATAAACCAATCGCTCTAAATTTTATATTTACACCATATTCCCCTGCCATGAGATTCGACCTAAAAACAAAACTTTATTTTAGTGTACCGCTTT